AATTACAGGACCCTAATCAAATATTAAAGAATGCACCACATGACATCGTTGCTCGAACAGGCGGCATAGGAGACAGTAGAAAATTTAGCTCGCCCAATGATGGTATCTTCACAACGGAAACCGGTGACGCGGGCCAGGCCGTGACGATAGCTAAACAAGATAAATTTTTCACCGAAAAAGCAGAATTCGCTAAAGGCATCCTTAAAAAAAATAGAGACATATATTTTCAAAAGGTAGAGATTGATAGTAGGCCTTGGTTTAACCAACAAAGAAAACTAATGAACTTCACTGGAATTGAAATGATTTTGACCGAACCCACCGGTATCAGTCTTTGGCAAAAACTTAGGGCCGCGGCCGCAAACAACGCTTTTGTTAATCATTTAAATGCACCATTCTTGTTGACTTTGGAATTTAAAGGATACAAAAGCAACGGAGAGCAAGTTACAGATGCATCATTGTCAAGACGTTTACCTATAACTCTTACTAAATCCAACATGCAGTTGAACGCCGGGGGAGCCACATACAATTTAACAGCAGTACCATTCACAGACTTCGCCAAAAATAATGCTTTTTTATATACTCGTGGTACGGGAGAGATTAAAGGGTCGGGAGCAAGATTAGATACCTACCTGACAAATTTTGCTGATAGCCTAAACAAGAATATGCAACAGGAAGTTGAAAATGACATTAGAGAGTATCCAGACACTTATCGTATCACTGCCGATGCCAGCATTGGAGAAATTGGCACAGCTGATTATGAGAACCTGTATCAGGCTACAGCAATGAGGTTGAAGCAATTAAAATCGGCGACGTACAAATCAAACCAATCAATTTCAAAAATCCTAGAAGACTTTGTAAAACAGTTTCCTAAGTATTCTAACATTAGTAGACTAGTTGAAACCTACTGGAAAGATGTATCTTTTGCTAATAGTAGTGATTATGATCGAGCTCCAACACCGTGGGTGCCTTGGTTTAAGATTGCTTCAACAGTGACAGTTCATAAAGAGTTTGACAAAAGATTGAAATCACACAGAAGGACCATTCATTTTCATATCAAGCCTTTTTCAATTCACGTGGCCAATTTTGCTCGTGCTGGACTGGGCGGATTTGCGAGTTGGTCAGAAACCGTGAGAAAAGTTTATAATTACATATACACAGGAAAAAATTTAGATATTCTTGATCTTGATATAGATTACAATAGTTCATACGCTCTGTCCACGCTGGTTGTTAGCAATCCAACTAATATTGTAAAGAAAGTTATTACTAACACATTTAAAAAGGTTTTGAGATATTTTGGGAATGATGATTTTCCTGAACTTGATTTGCCAGTGCAAGAACACCCAACAGCCAGCCGAACAACAAGTGACAGCGTTACAGATCTGGAAAAAGGACAAGCACAAGTTCAAGAATTTTATGATTTCTTAACCGATCCCCAGGGAGACATGGTTGTAATTGACATGCGAATAATGGGAGACCCGGCATTTATTGGACAAGATCTATTCCTGCCATTGCCAACACCTGACGAGAGTGGATTTTATAATGCAGTGTCTCGAGTAGGGGCAATCAAGGGCTTTGATTGGGACGCACAAATTGGAGCATTTAATTTTGACAGTGCAGAGGTTGGTGTTAGATTAGATTTTGTATTTCCAAGCGACTTTGATGAGAACAAGGGATTATACACATTCAGTCAAGGAGAGACGCCACAGTTCTCTGGACTATATAGAGTAAATGGAGTAAGGAGTGTGTTTGACAATGGACAATTTACTCAAAACTTAACCATGAGCAGACACATGAATCAATATAAAACAGGCGACGCTTTTAAATACACACACGATAAACAAGGCAATGAAATCGTCAAAGCAAAAGTTATTACTAATGAAACACCAACAATCGAAGATACGGTAGCATAATGGCAAAAACTTCTCCATTCGGTAATACAAAGAACGTAGGCAGAGATGAGTCCTACACAGAGATCAATCCAGGCCCGTATGTTGCTATCGTAAAGGACAACATAGACCAAACCAAAATGGGAAGATTGAGAGTGTTAATTCCATCTCTCAGTTCATCCAGCGAGCCCTTTGACAGTGAATTAATCACAGTGGAATACTTGCCTCCATTCTACGGAGCAAAAAGTCCAGAATCTGTAAGGCCATCTAATGTAACCAGTTATGCCGATTCACAACATTCCTATGGTATGTGGATGGTACCACCAGACATTGACACCAAAGTATTGGTAACTTTTGTTGAAGGTAAAATTTCACAGGGCTATTGGATAGGTTGTGTGCAAGAACCTTTTGTGAATAACATGGTTCCGGGTATCGCTAGTTCCACAGACACATTTACTCCCATAGCAAACACTGGTGGTTATGATGAACCAGTTACAAGTTCAAATTCTAAAGTTGGAATTTATGGTGCAGAAAATTTGCCTGCAGGCGAAGTCAACAGAGGCATATGGGATTCCGCATCTCAGTTAGGTTTTGATAAATTAAAAAAACCAGTACATCCTTTTGCCAACACCCTAAGAGATCAAGGTCTTGTACAAGACACAGTTAGAGGCAACACCACATCATCGGCACGAAGAGAATCGCCGAGCAATGTGTTTGGGATCAGCACACCAGGACCGGTAGATAGCAGATCTCCTAACACTAAAGATTTAGGACCCAGAGACGCCAAACAAAAAGCCAAAAATCGTAAGACCGGTCATAGTTTTGTCATGGATGATGGAGACAACAACGGTGACAACCACCTTATAAGATTGAGAACCAGTTCCGGACATCAACTGTTGATGCACGACTCAGCTGGTGTAATGTATCTGGCCAACTCTGAAGGCACAGTGTGGATGGAATTTTCCAACAACGGCATGGTAGACGTGTATGCCCAAACAGGATACAATTTAAGGTCAGGCGCAGATATTAACTTCCATGCAGAAGGCAATATCAATATGTACGCAAACAAAAATATTAAAATTAAAGCCAACGAAAAGACAGGTAGTGTCAGTATTGATGCAGGCAGAGACATTAAGCAAATTGCAGAAGGTCTTATAAGATTTCAAGGTCAACATATCTATTCCAAAGCATTTGGAGATATTGCCGCCGACGCAGGTTCAAGCAATATTCAACAAGGTAAATCTGTCGCACATATGGTTGGTGGACAAGTACACCTAAACGGCATTGGTGTAACAAATTTAGTTCCTTCGATGTTTAGAACCAATTTCACACAACCAGGTGGTACAGGTACAGCTACAACAGACTATCCAGATGTATCTTTAAAACCAGTAGGATCAGTGTACGAAGTAGACAGAGCACTCCGAGGCATGAGTGGAATGAGAATACCTACTCATGAACCTTTTTGGGGACATCAAGATGTTGTACCAGCGTTTGGAGCAGTGGGTGGCACAGATGTTAATGTAGGCACAGCAGGCTGGATTGAAGAGCAAAATAGAAATGCAGATTTAAGTAGTGTTAGATGGGCTCAGTACAAAGCTGATTTAGATGCTACCCTTTTGAAAGATGAAAATTTAAATAAAATAAGTGATAGTGTCATAAGCATTTTTAATGCTTCTTACAGCACAACATACAGTGTAGATACAAATTACTTCACGAGTGGTGTACAAGATTACAAAGCACTGCCAGAGTTGGTTTCTGAAACCTATCAACAACTGACGTCAGGTCTTAACACAAGTGGAAACACCTTGACAAATGTTTTAATAAATGAATCTGGAGTATTGTACACCAAAGGAACAAACAAAATTGTAAGTGTACCAAACACAAACAAAGTTTCAGGCACCTTGAACAAGGTATCTTCAACAGTAAACACAATTGGTACACTGTTGTCATCCGCAACAGGCACCAACGTTGGCACAAGTCCAATTAATACAATTAGCAATTTAACTAGAGTCACAGACACATATAAAAATGTAGTTGGTGGCAAAGTGACCTCGGTGATACAGACAGCTTCAGCAGTTAGCACAGTGGGATCAACGATTGCCAAGGTTGCCACAGTGGCTCGAAGCATAGGTTCATTTTTTAGCGGATTCAGTGATGTTAGATTGAAAGAAAATATACAATTAGTTGGCAAGTCACCCACGGGCATCAACATATATTCGTTTAAATACAAACAGCTAAATGGAACATATGAGGGCGTGATGGCACAGGAAGTTCCATGGGCAAGAGAAATGACAGACACAGGATTCTACATGGTGGATTATAGCAAAGTGGATGTTGAATTTAGGAGATTAAATTAATGGCATACGGAGACAACTCATCAGGATATAGTAAAGGTCAATCAGTTTTCAAAGGATTTAGTTCTAGAGCAGAGCAAAGCAACTTTAAACTGTATGACTTTGCTTTGATCAAGCAGAATTTAATCAACAGACTGAGCGTGAGAAAAGGTGAGAGGGTAGAAAACCCGGAATTTGGCACCATCATTTACGATGTGCTGTTTGAACCACTGACTGAAGCAATTAAACAGGCAGTAGCCGATGACATCACAAGCAATCTAAACGCAGATCCTAGACTTGAAACAGAAGAAGTTTTGGTTACCGAATTTGAGCAAGGAATCGCTGTACAAGCCACCATACGATATGTGCCCTACAATGTGGTAGAAAAACTCACATTCTCATTTGACGAAAACAGCACTCTCCGTCTATCTTAATATACACACATTATATAAACTATAAATACCCATACAAACAGTATGGCCACAACAGATAGACAGAACAAACTACTAGTTGCCGAGGATTGGCGGAAAATCTATACGTCTTTCCAACAGGCAGACTTTAAATCATACGATTTTGAAACAATTCGTAGAACCATGGTGGCCTATCTACGAGAGAATTACGCAGATGATTTTAATGATTACATTGAATCATCAGAGTACGTTGCACTGCTAGATCTAATTGCTTACATTGCCCAGTCGCTTTCGTTCAGAGTAGACCTAAATGCCAGAGAAAACTTTTTAGAGACTGCTGAAAGAAGAAACTCAGTTTTAAGATTGGCAAGACTGATTAATTACAATGCCAAAAGAAATTTGCCTGCTTCGGGGCTATTGAAATACACAGCAGTATCCACTACTGAAAATGTTACAGATTCATCAGGCACAGATTTAGCCAATGTCACGGTAGCATGGAACGATGGAACCAACGCCAACTACAGAGAACAATTTATTAATATTTTAAACGCCGCCAATGTGTCAGGTCAGACATTTGGCAAGCCACAAGAGTCAGACACCATTGGAGGTATCAAGACAGAAATTTATACGGCAAACTCCAACAACGTAGATTTGCCTATTTTTACTTTTCGTAGATCCATAAGTGGTGTTGACAGACCTTTTGAAATCGTTCCTGCAACAATACAAGATTCGGAGAGCATCTATGAGGCAACTCCTGTACCAGGTGGTGGCTTTACATATGTTTACAGAACAGATGGGGCCGGCGACACTTCTAATAACACAGGATTTTTCTCTCTGTTCAAACAAGGAACTATAGCAAACACAGAATTTACAGTAGACAAAGCAACCACAAATTTTGTCCAACCATTGAATATTAACAACATAAACAACAGCGATGTATGGTTGTATCAGTTAGATGATTTTGGACAGCTAGAATCTCTCTGGGACATGGTTCCTACAACAGTGGGCAACAATGCCATTTACAATTCACTGGCTAAAAATAAAAGAAATATTTACAACGTGATAACAAAAAATAATGATGCTGTTGATTTAGTTTTTGGTGATGGCAATTTTTCAAACATACCATCAGGTACATTTAGAAGTTATTACAGAGTTTCAGACAATACAAAATATGCTGTGCAACCTGCAGACATGACAGGGGTTACGTTTTCAATGGGATACACAGACAAAAACGGTGCCGCACAAACACTGACTGTAGCGGCTTCATTGCAACAATCTGTTTACAATTCTGCGGCGACTGAATCGTCAGCTTCTATAAAACAGAAAGCACCACAAGTTTATTATTCACAAAATAGAATGATCACTGCAGAAGATTACAATGTAGTTCCTCTGTCAGCATCACAAGAAATTATAAAAGTTAAGTCAATGAACAGAACAGCATCAGGAATATCTCGAGCTAAAGAAATTATTGATCCCACAGGTGCTTACTCAAATGTTTCTGTGTTTGCAGATGATGGCATACTATACAGAGAACAGACTCTTCCAACATTTACTTTTACGTTCAACAATTCAAATGAAATTTTAAACACTATTAATAGTTTAGTAGAAGCCAAACTAAATCAAGCCACATCAAGACAATTTTTCTATTTAAATTATGGCACCAAAGATTTAAGCACACTGTCTGCTAGTTGGGTATCTACAACTACCGGAACCAACACCAACACAGGATATTTCAACGCAGGTGGACCACTGGCAATAAGCGAGTATGCAACATCCAATTTAAAATATGCCAAAGTAGGTTCTCTTATTAAATTTACATCTCCAGACACACGAGAGTTTTTAAACGGTAAGCTGGTAACTAGCGGCACAGACAATGCCGAGGATCGAGCATGGGTTAAAATATCAGCAGTGGAGGGTGACGGATCTAATTCAGGAGAAGGAAATTTAGAATCAGGAGTTGGTCCAATCACGCTTAACAATGTTGTTCCAGCCAATGCAGTTTTATCAGCAGTATTTCCATTATTCACAAACACATTTACAACTGCTCTGAAAAACGATTTGATTGATAGAATTAATGGGTATGAAGAGTTTGGATTAAAGTACAACGAAGAAACCAGTGAGTGGACAGTAATAACGACTGCCAATCTAA